TTCTTCTTTAGCCGCTGCAGCTAAGGTAGCTGAATTATCATAGATATAATCAGTTCCATCGGCAAAATTTCCAATAGAAACTGTAACATCAGCAGCTCCTGCTCCACCATTATAAACATGAATAGATTTAACTAAAGTTCTTGAGTTATCGGGAACCGTATACGCAGTGTTGACGGTCGCTGTTATTAAATCAGTATTTATTTTTCTATAAATATTAGCCATTAAAAAATGTAAACCTTTCTTGATCTTCTTTTAGTTGTGTTAGATATGTAGAATTTAATTGTTCTATAACTAAACTAATTGATCTGTTAATTTGTCTTTGATTATCTTCACTATATTCTTTTCTAGGTTCAGGTAATCTTACTACAATTTTTGTCATTACATATCTCCTATATCAATTGTTTCTATTCCTTCTTTTTCTTTATTTGCTAACATAGCAAAATCTTCTAATTTCATATTTATCTCATCAGAATTCGCTGGAGTAGATTGTAAAAACATAGTTATTGTTGCAACAGGTAGACTAGATAAATATGTTAATCCTTTCATTGCTAAAGGTGTAAAACTTCCTGCTCTAGCTAAAAAAGTTTGAAGTACGTTTGTTTTTGCTTTACCAAGTAATTCAGGATTATCTATAATTACTTCTAAACTATTTCCACCAAGTTTTTTATATAATTCTTGTGGTATTTTTAACGATTTTACTTTTCCAAATATATCTTTAATAAGGTTTCCCTGTGACATAGAACCTCCTTGAGCTATATGTCTAGCAAAATTTTTATCTGGTGTGAAAAATTTTCCACTTCTTTCTCCAAAACCTTTGGCTAATGGAGCTCTTAATTTAGATTCTCCTCTAAATAATTCAATTAAATTTTCTATTCCCATTACCTTCTACCATCCGGTTGAATGTCTACTTGAAAAGTTCCAAATCTCCATCTTTCTCCAACTCCTATATTCTCTATCTTTAAGTTTGCATATCTTCCTCTTGCACGTGTGTCTACTTGAGTAGTAGAAGATGTAATAGTAAAAGGACTATAGGTAGAAGCAACTTCATCTGTGGCTGGATAGTCTGTGACTCCAACAGTTATTTGATTATTGCCTGTTAGCACTTTAAAGTTAGGTAGAAATCTTCTCATAGCTAGGAATACTTCACTCTGATTAGCTTGTAAAGAGAAACTAAATGACTGAATAAAAGACGCTAAAACTGTAGTGCTTCCATTAGGATTAATTTGATCATCTCCTGTTTCATGGGCATAATAAGTAGTATTACCTAATCCTGTTTCACCAATCACGCTAGGAAAAGTTCCAGTGGCTGAGCTGTCATAAGCTGTACCATAAGGTTGAGGATAGACTAAAGTATCCATCCAAGTTGTTCTATTGAAGTTTGTATTTGTATTTGTATACCATGTACCTAAAGGTGGTTGTTTAGCTTCTCCATAATTGTAAGCAACCGATCTATTATTAAAAGTAGATCCAGAAGATGGGTACCACCACATAACTTCAGTAAATAAATTATTTAATCCACAACAAATTTGTTGACCTTTAGTTGTATCAACATCATCAAATACATAATCTTCTACTGAACAAGGTAGTGAGTTTACTGTACCATCAAAGGCAAAGAAACCATTATTACTCATCCAATAAGCAACACCATCAATTTCAATAGCTGCATTTTGACCAATCAATCCACAGTTTGTACCAACTTGTTCAAAGCCAAATGTAAATGGAGCTCCTACAAATTTCATTGTGTATAAAGCATTGTCAGTCCACACTAGAATATTTTCTTTAGCGATCAACGATCCCATAATTTGTGTACCGTCTTGAAGTCTTTGTGTACCAGCAGCATTGGTTGCAAGTGGTGTGTATTGGTTTAATTTTTCAGCGTTTGAAAATCTAATAAACATATTGTCTTGTGTTGTCGAATCGCCTATTGTTGTTTCTGTTCCGAAATGAATTAAGTGTCTTGTTGTAGGTGAGACTAAAGTTAATCTTGATTGAGTAGGATTTCCTACAGATTCATTAGCTTGTCCACCTAATGTATTAGCTACTGTTAAAGTTCCTGTAGCTGTCCAATATTCTGAAGTATCAATATTAGTAGAGCCCGGAGATAAAGTTGTTCGTGATGCTCTTGTTGTAAATCTTGCTGCTGAAGATGAATCCCATGTATAAGTTTTACCATTAGCAATGGTTGCAATTAAGACATCACCCCAGTTACTAAAAGACCATAGACCCGGTTCTAAAGTTACTGTTGATGCATTAACGGCTGTACCCCAACCATTCCAATCAGTAGATTGAGTAACGGTTGTAGATGTATCCCAATTAGTTTGATCATAAGTTCCACCTACTTCTCTTGTTAAACCTGTTAAATTTCCTGGAGCTGCATTTGTATTCCCTGTGTAAGTTGTTAGTTCTCCTGAACTTTCTGTTGAAGAGATAACTTGTGTTACTACAGTTCCAATACCATTAGTTGTTTGAGCAACCGTACCACTTTGTTGTCGAGTACATCCTGTAAGTTGAGTTGCAGCGTTTCCTGTATAAGTTACAATTTCTGCATTGGATCCATCAAGGGGAAAAATAACAACGGTACCACTTTCAAAAAAGTTAGTACTATCTAATAAATCAATTGTTGTGTCTGCTGCTGCTAAAGATACATCAATAGTATTAGTAGCAGGACCTGTTAAACCTACAAAAGCTCCAGCTGTTCCAGTTGCAGGAACAGTAAAAGAAGTTGAGTCTGCTAAAGTCATTGTTGTTGCACCCGTTGCTAATGGAGAATTTAATGAATTAGTTGCATCGGCTGCTGTTGTTCCTCCAAAATTTCCTATACCAAAACCATAACCATAAGTTTGTTCCGCAGGACCTACTTCTGAATAAGGTTGAACAGTTAATGTTCCACCTGTAGCAATAACTGCTGTGGCTTGATTTAAAGAATCAATAGTAAAAGTGGTATCAGTTGGAATGCTTAAAACTTGAAAAAGTTTATCTTCAAAATCTGTAGCCGATAATCCTGTCCCTCCAGGTAAGGTAACGGTATCTAAAACTACCATATCTCCCACACTTAATAAGTGAGCCCCTGTAGTTGTTATAGTACAAGTTTTTACAGTTGTACTATCTGTAGAAAGAGTTCCAGCAAAAGTTGTTTGTGTTCCTGCATTATTATCAACCCAAGGAGTAATATCATAAAGTTGACCTTCAAAATATATAAGTAAAAACTTATCGGTTCCTATTGCAACATATCTATTTCCATCTTTATCAACAAAAGAAAATTGAGCTCGCGCCACACCTACAATTGTATCCGTAAGTAATGAAGACCAGCCTCCTATTTTTTCAGGAAGTCCATATCTAAATCTTGCTAAGTCTGAATCGGTCCACCGTCCTGTAGCTCCTACAGTCGTATCTTGTTTATCTATTCCTGGAGCGAATTTAATTTCTGTGAGCATCTAATTGCCCTATTGGTTTGTTGATGTTATTTGCCAACCTTTTGTAACATCAATATACATCAAGCTAACAGATTGATTATTAATAATTAAATCTAAATCAGTAGCACTTCCTTGAATGGGTTGACCACCTCTACCGATAGTACATTTATTTGAAGCAAACCCACCAGTGCCTGTTCCATCCATTACAGTAATTGTATCTCCAACACTTGGAGTAGTAGGTAAGTTAACTGTTATAACTCCACCTCCACCATTTCCTGTGTCTCCAAAAACTATATCACCGTTGACTGCTGTATAAGGAGAGTTAGTTGAATTTTGAACTGTAACTGATCCTTTGTTTAAAATTCCTACAAGTTTCATAGAGTCAGCTGTAGTTCCATCTGTATAAAACATACCTGTGGAACCAACTGGCATATAAACAATCCCAGTAGTTGCTCCTACATTTTGAACTCCAATGGTATAATTAGAAGATGATCTTGTTGTATTATCTTTAACTATAAAAATTCTTTCAGAACCTGTTGGCATTGTAATAACTCTACTAGCTGCCAATGTACCAGTAACTTCTATCATTAAATTTTTACCTGTTGCAGTAGAAGTACCTAATGCTGAACCGTTATCTAAATTTAAAACAGCGTTAGCTGCTGCAATACTTACAGTGTAGTAACCACTAGCTGATAATTCTAAAATTTGTAAATTGTTATTAGTTATTGTTCCCCAAAGACCAGCTTTTTCTCCAGTGGTTATAAGTTCTAATTGTAAATCTGATGAGTATGCCATAATTTAATAAGGTTCTATTGGTATCCAAACGTTAGTTGCACCTGGAATAATTGGGTTCCAAGTAATTACCCCTACATCATTACATGTAATGGTTAATGCATTTCCTGATACATCAATATTTGCTCCTCCTGTAATGTTAACAGTTTGAGAACTTAAAGTCAATGGATTACCAGGAACTGTAATATCAACAGAAGTTGATGCGACTACTAAGGCTGAGTTTAAAGTTAAAGGGTTTCCTGAAACGGTTATATTAGCATCTCCCGTAACAACTACTGACCCCGATCCTAAAATTAAAGGATCATTGGCTATAATAACATTAGCAGCATCACCTGTAACAGTAGGTACTCCCAGTGATAGAGTTAAAACATTTCCAGTTACATTAATAGTGACCGAACCATCATTAGGGTTCGATGACGAAAACGGTAATTCAGCAAAAGTTCCTGTTCCAAATAACATAAAATAAAATCCTTATAAAGGAGGCAGTAGGTATGGTGGAGTACTGCCTCCATTATAGGGATACTATCATCTTTTAAACCAACTAGGAAGACCTAAATGAGGTCGCTTGTCAAACATATTATCTTTAGCTCCCGGTGTCTTCTGATTATTATAATGTAAAAATGCTTGAATACATTCTTTACCTTTAAATTTATTTCTCCAATGCTCTAATTCACAGCCACTGTAGACCAGCATATCTCCTGGTTTTAAATTAACTGGTATTCCTTTTT